TTAAAGGGGTAATCGAAAGCTGCCCACAATAAATCTTTACTTATCCAATTTACTTCGTCAACTGCTGCAATGTGCATTTGGCAAGCGTTAGGCATAAAGCTGCAATACCCTACTACCGCTGCCAAAACACCATCAATTTCTTGGCCTATACATACTGTTTCTTCAGGTAACGGGTAGTTCATTAAACGAACCAGCCAATCACCCATATAGCGTTGGTTTTCTGTTGTAACCCTACGCACTACAGTACACCGCCTTTTTCCATTACATAATCTGTACTTGCCCAGTGCAACTCTATGCCCCTACTTACTGCATTTAGGTTTACAGAACCGCTAAAGCCTATTCCTGTTACGCCTTGCCATACCTTAGTAGTAATAAGGCCGCCACCCCATACTGCAGCATCCCATTTGCTGTTATCCCAGTTACCCTCTGTAAGGGTATTTGGGTTAAATGAAACCTGCCCAAGCTGGCTTTGTGTGTCAAAGTCAACAGAAAGGCCGCAAAGAACGCTAGGTACACCACCAGTAGATTGCAAAATTGGGCGAACCATCATAAAACGCTTTAATTGGCCTGCACTGTCAAAATAACTGTAGGCTTGCTGCGCGGTTGCGCTAATGTTGCTGCCATTGTCAGAAAGGCTTGTATAAAAAGTGCCTACTACGCCATCACTGCCAAAGTGCATATCGTTATCGCCTGAAACTTCCCAACAATGGGCTTCTATTCCAGTAAAACGCGCCCAGCTTTTTGTAATGGTGTGCATTACAAACTGTTCCATGCCATCATTGGTTGGAATAGACAAAATAAGCATATTTTCACTAGCAAAATAGTTAATTTGCCAGCCAAAATTAGCGTAATACTGGGTTGCAGCTTGGCTAACTGCGTAATAAATCTTGTCTGTAAGGTTAACTCTAGGGTCTAAGCGGCTAGATTGCAACGCAGAAGCTAATGGTACTAAACCATCTTGCGTTAATAGCAATAAATCGCCTGCAAACTTGAAAAAGCACCTGCGGTTAAAGGTTTGGCCTAGTTGCCATACGCCTTTTAATACCCAAGTATCTGCTGTATCGGGGTCTGTACCGTTATAAACAATAACTTCACCCATAGAAGTAACAAATACTGCGTAGTCATCTGCGCCTTGACCAGCATCAAGTGTCCAAGTACCCATACACTGCAAATAACCTGCATTACGGGCAATTCCACCAAAATAAAGGGGTGATGCAGTACCGCCAATAGAATCTACTGGCAAATACCAGCAAGTCATGCTGTCTTTTTCAGTGAAATACAAGCGGTTTTTAAACAGGTTTACATTAATAAACTTATTGCTGTTAACGCCATCAATACCAATAACTGTGTATGTGCCTACTACGGTTGCATTAGCTGCAGGTGTAGAAGCCATTGTGTAAGTAAAGGTGGTTGTGCCTGTTACGGTAATGACATAAGTGCCGTTATATTCACTAGAACTAGCACCTGTAATAGTTACGCGGTTGCCAGTTACAAGGCCATGCGCTGCAGCAGTAGTTAAAGTAGCTACCGCGCCCACATGGGTAATTGTGCTAATTGTTTGGGCAGTAGTGGTTGTTGCTACAAAAAACCACTGTGTACCATCATAAATTGTTACAGGGTCAGAACCGTTACAAGCTACTAAAAAATGCCCAGCTTGGTTAGAAAGGTTGACATGCTGGAATTTATCGCTAGTAATGCCACTAAACGCGGTTGTGGCAGGGTTTGCTTTGGTTTCGTATATCTTTGTACCAGCAGCGGCAAACAGCTTATAACCGCTGTTTTCTGTGTAATTCATCAAGCTATTAATTGGCGTTGTAATACCAATTGCATAAGTGCCAATAGTTGTTGCGTTACTTGCTGGCAAAGTATCCATTGTGTAGGTAAAAGTGCTTGCGCCAGTTACCGTAATTTTGTGTACACCGTTGTACGCTGTAGGTACGCAGCCTGAAATAGCTACTTGCTGGCCTGTTGCTAAACCGTGTGCTGTAGCGGTAGTTAGGGTTGCTACCAAACCTACATGGGTAATGGTACTAATGGTTTTTACATTAGTTGTTGTGGTTAGCAAGCTGGTTTGTGTCCAGCCTTTACGCATGGTTACATCAGTAGGGGTAGGAAACCAATTGACAAGCTGAATAGCATCCATAGGTTGCATATTGGCTTGCGAATCTCTAGCATTCCACCCACCAATAGGTGATGGTACAGAAGTGGTTGTGGCACTAAACTTTTTAGCTACAGGCATGATTAGCTACCATAACCAGTGTCAGGAATATTGGCGTAACCAATAAGCACCTTGCTTGGGTATGGCGCAAAGCTTAATGTTGCGCTGCCTTTGTCGTTAGCTTTAGCTACATTCAAATAACGGGTGTAGTCTTGCTGCAAGCTAGTTGTGTCAAAACTCTTAATTTGGAAGTATTTAAGCTTAGTTAATATGGCTACTACGGCATCATCTAACACCGTTGTGTCTGTGTCTGCAGTAAAGCTGTTTTTAACTTCACCAGTAACGCTACGCGCCCAGCCCTTAGAACGATATTCAAAACCTAAATATTCTTGGGTGTTGTATGGTGGCCAAATTTGGAATTCATTACCCAAAATACGCCAGCGGATGCGTGGGCCAGTAGAAATATAACCAGACTTAAGCCACTGCCACTGCTGGGCATCTTCAGGCCCTAACATTTGCCAGTGTTTCGTTTTGTCCCAGTGCGTATTGTCTGTAATGGTTTCAAAGTCAGGTGGCAATGCGTATTTAGTTTTACTAAAGGTTACAGTGCCGCCAATACTGCTAGAAGAAGCCATTTGTGTAACGGTTACAGTAGAACCTAGTACGCTAGAAACATAGGTATCTTGCGGTACATTTGTGCCTACTACTGAATAATTGCTGTCTAGGCCAGTTACATCACCTACATTTAATAGGTCAAAAGAACCGTTAATAGTGTCGCAGGTGGTTGTAATGGCCGTAGTGTAAAAGCGGTATTCCAGTTCTAATGCCTGCCAATCATGCTCTTTTACTAAGTCGTAGCCTGCCCTGTTCATTAGTGCAAGTATTTGCTGCACATCCTGACTAGGGTTACCTATTACATAGTTTGGTACGGCTAAGTTAAGTTCAGCAGTTACTTGCTGGACTAATTGGAGCATGGTGGCTGACATAATTAGGCTTCCTCTGTGGCTTCCGTTTTGCGTTTACGGGTTTTCTTTTCACCAACAGCAGCAAGTACAGCGGCCATTTGTTCTTGCACTTGGGCCAGCTTCGCTTCCGTTTCTGCCTTCATTTTAGCAGTTTCTAATTCTTTTTTGGCAAGTTCTTCACGCAAAGCTTGTAATTCTTGTTCGCGCTTGTCAGATTCTGCCGCAGTAGTAGCTGTATTTAAGAAAGCTTTAGCTTTATCACGGAAAGCATAAGGGGACATACCAGCAGCCATGCCCATACGCTGTAATTGTTGGTCAGAAGCGTTAGCAATAGATTCTACGGTGTGGAATTTCATACCGCGCAGTTCTTCTGCTTGGCTTTTGCTTACTAATGGCCATTCATGCAATGGCGTACCTACTACTTCTTGGTCATCTGCGCCCAAGCGGTTTTGGTAGTTTGCCCACTGAATAGGGAAACGGGTCTTATGGCTAGGCAGCACATAAGTGTCAATTTCTGTTAGGGAATCGCCAGCTACGCAAATATGTACAAAGTCAAATTCTTTGTAAATTGGGCGGCCTGCCGCTAATGTTTCTTGTTCTTGTTGTACTGCGCGCTTGTAAAAGCGTACCTGTAAGCGTGAATCTGCATTTCCTTCGTCTGATGGAAGCATAGCCATTATTAATACTCCTTAAGTGGTTAAGGTACTACGGTTAAAGAAAAAGGGGCTACCCGTTAAGGTAACCCCTCGTTTTTACTACAAAAAGCTATTAAACGCTAGTAGCTGCAAACCAGCCATAGTCACCTGAAGCCATAGTAGTTGCTGGGCTTGTGTAAGTACCAGCAGAACCAGTTGCAACAAATGTAGAAGCGTTAATTGAGCAAGTTGCTGTAGAAGCTGTAATAGCCGCACCAGCAGATGCCAATACATAACGCTTACCGTCTGAACCCCAAACTTGCAGGCCAGCAGGGCCTTCAGTTGGGATAGCTACGCCAGCAGAGTTCAAATTGGTATTAGCCAAATTTACTAAGTCAATGCCAGCAATGGGGGTTACTGAATATGCCATGATTATTTCCTTTAATTAGTAGGTTGATTAAGCTGTACCTGTCAAAACACCTTGCAAGAAGCTGTTTGAGCAAGTCAAGTTACCAGCCCAGCCATAAAGCTTAACAATCGCGTCTTGATTGATAGACTGGCGTTCACCACCGATAGGTACAAAGTTACGCTCTTTGTGTGGGCGTAGGAAAATGTAGTTTGTGTTCAAGAAGTACATATACAATGCGTTTTCTTGCGCGCCATAACCACCACCTAATACCACATCAGCGGACATACCACCACCGTAGAACTTCAAGCTAGCAAAACCTGCTGCGCCTTCATCTACACCAGCAATACGCTGAATAGCTTGCAAAGAAGCTACATAACGCTGATACAAAGTGTTACCAGCTACGATAAGGTCAACTTTATCTGTGCCGCGAACTGATTTAATAGCAGCAGAAGTCATTGCAGCTTGGATAACTGTAGAAGAATCAGCACCAGTGCTTGATTGATTCTGCCAGAAAGTCCAGTTTGCACGATTAATACCACCGTATGTACCAGTTGTGTTGCTTGTTGGGACAGCAGCAGCCAAACCAGTGATGTTCTTACCACCGTTGCCTGTACCATCGCCATAAATATCACCTGAAATGCGGTTAAGCAAACGGGCTTCAGAAACTTGCATACGACCATCTAAAAGGTCAATGATTGCTTCTTTAGAACTGTTTTGCAACATTTCAAGGCCTGACATTGTTACAGAGTCAGCATATTGGGTAATGCTGAACTGAGCTGCAGAAATTGGGCTATCAGGGGTAATGTTTAGAACCTCGTAACCACTATAGCTATTAGCATTGTTGGTATTTGGGTCGTTGTACATGATTTCTTCGAGGATGACATTACCGCCTGAAAAAGGTCGGACATTACCCTTGCTGTTTAAGCGTTGAAGAATCGCATTGTTTTGTGTCAAGTTGTCTGCCAATACTCCGCTACGGCTTTGAATGGTAGTAGCGATAATATCGGTAATTGCTGAGTTAGCAAAAGCCATGATATTTCCTTATTAAATTGAGTTAAACCCTGCCGCTTTCTGCTTCGCCTAATTGTGCGGCTAACAGAGAACGCCTATCCTTTTTATCTACTGCGCTTACCGAGCCGCTAGGTGTAACGGACTTTGGACTAACTGCAGTAGCCTTAGCTTTTGCTACTTGCGCTGCCTTAGATGCTTGCTGGGTGGCCGACTTCAAGAGTTTATCTTGTTCGTACTTCCATGCTTCATCGTTCATACGCACCGCTTTGGCATAAGCCGTTTCAAGGTCTTGGGCCTTCCCTAACTCAAGTAATTGAGCCATTTCTTCCCTAACCATATCAAAGTGCGGAAACCGCCCCTTGTCACTTCTAACCCGTTCAATTTCACCAACTAAACGGGCTTGTTCCTCTTGTTCATAACGGCTTTTAATGGTGCTAACTTCTTGGTTCATCGCCTGAAGCTGCTGCATTAAAAACTGTTGCTGTGGGTCAACATACGGCTGTTCTGCCGCTTGTAAGCCATCTGAACTTAATTGTATTCCATAATCTTGCGCTAGTCTATGAAACATTTGCACCTTTTGGTCATACGGTGCTTTGCTTAGAATCATGTGGGCGCGGCCTAGATTATTAATCCATGCTGCAGGGTGAATACCTTGCGCTTGCAGTTCAGGTACAAACGGGCCAATAGCTTCTGTAAGTACACGGGCATTGTCAGCTTCTGCTTTGTAGGCAGAAACACCGCGCTTATATTCAGCCTCACGCTGGTTGGCGTATTCAGCAAATTTAACAAATTCTTCTTTGCTTAATTGCTGGCCATCCTTCATTTTTTCCCATACTTCTACATATTCTTTCTTCCATGTAGTAGGGCGCGTAGGTTCTACAGCAGGTTCTTCAACTTCAGCAGTAGCTTCTGCAGCCAGTTCAGGTTCTTCAGCGGTATCGTTTTCGCTACTGGCTTCTTCCTGCTTACTTTTGAAACGGCCTTTTTCATCACGGGCCGTGTCGTTGCTTTCTTCACTGTGGGCTTCTTCGCTGATGCTGTCATGGGTTTCCTCTATTTCCTTTTCAATTGGGGATTCTAAAGTACCTTCTTCTGCGGCTTCCATTGCAGCTTCTAGCATTTCCCTACGGTCTAATTCTTCTGCCATTTGTTACTCCTTATCTAAGTTTTGCATAGGTTACTTCGGCTAGTGTTCTTTTCAGGTGTTCGCGTTCTGAACGGCTTAATTCGTGCTTTTTCTGCTGTGTGGGTACATCATTGCCCAGTTCTATGCAGTTATTGCGCTTTAAGTTTTCGCGGTGTTTTGAACGGCTATCTACCCATGTACCATCTGCCATGCTTATATGGCCTTCAATATCAGGTATTACGGTAGGTGCTGGCCTAAATGTCATATTCTCTTTTTCTGCCCATGCTGCATCTGCTTCAGGGCCTTCAAAAGGTAAATTCCAGTAAGCAAGGTACTTTTCACGGTCATTAAACTGTGTTTCGTCATATTCTTCGTGGTCAACTTTGCAATGTACGCAAGTAACCACCTTTTTTACCAATGCCATTACATTCTCCTTATTAGTTCAGGTATTTTGTGTAATTCATCTTCTTCTACGGTAACAACGCTGTTGTACCAAGTGCCATGCTTCCACCGCCAACACTTAAATTCTTTTCTAGGCATGATGCAAATGGTTTTTACGCCCAAAGCACCAGCTAAGTGGGCAATTCCTGTATCTACGGTAACCAAACCCTTCATTGCCTTTAAATGGCAGGCTGTTTTGGCCCAATCTTGTTTCCAGCCATCGTTAGGTAGGGGTGTCCAAAATTTATCTTCTTCAGGGTTAAAGGAATAAGCATCATCCCCAACTATTTCTAGCATTTTTTCAGGGTGCATGGTGCGTACATAGTGCAATATGCCCTTAGAAGTTGACCAATTAACGCCAATTTTCTTGGGAATGTTGCTAGGAATGGCATCTAGGTAACCTTCTGAACCTACAATTTTGTTTAAATTTAAGGGAAATAGGGCTTTTGCGTATGCTGGGGCTAGGGAAATGTAATAAGGCAGTGAAATTATGCCAATCCAATAGTCTGATTCTGTAGCTATGCCTTCTTCAGGCATATTTGTAAAGGTGTCTATGCAGTCCATTTGACCAAGCAGATTGTGCAAAGAACCGTGCTGCAGCATAACTACCTTTTTCGCGCCCATAACCTTTAAATAGGGTAAAAAACGGGCATATTGAATAATATCGCCAAAGCCTTGTTCTGCCACTACAGTAATTGTTTTGCCTAATAAGCTTTCACCGCGCCAAACTGGCATTTGCATAGGCTTTGCATACCCAGCAATTTGGTTAGCCATAACTTCAGGATGCCAGCGGTATTCAAATAGACGAAAGCCAGCATCTAGGCGGCCAGCGTGTAGGTGTTCGTATGCTTTTTTGTATTCAGCGTGGGGGTTTAGTGCAGCAGTATTAATACGGATTCCTCATCGTCTAGTTCTTCTAGGCGTTTGGCTTCCAGTATTCTTAAATTCGCTTGTATTCTTGCGTATTCTTGCCTGTAAGCTACCGCCTGAAGGATATTATCCCTTTGTCGTTCAAGGTAGCTTATAGACCGCTGTAATTCTTCTGTTTCAGCTAACGGTATATCAGCTTTAACCTCTTGTGTGGATTGTACTTTAGGTTGCTTAACTTTTGCAACAGGTGAAACTAAATCGCGTATTGCTTGTTTACGGGCAGCATTAGCATCTTTAGTAGCTTTTTCAAGTAAACGCTGCCGCGCTGCAATTTTTTGGTGTAGCTTTTGAATCCTACGCAGTTCTTCTTGGGTGTACCAAGCATCATCACCGCCCACCCGATTGTTGTCAGGTGGTGGTGGGTTATAAACCTGAAATGCGTTATTTTGAAACGCATTAGCTTGGAAAGCCGTAGAAAACATTACTGGGTAATTTCAGGCTTTTTTGTTAAAGATTCTTCCAAACGCTTAATAAAAGCTTCCTTTCCTACTGCTAACTGGTCAAGGTTGAACTGGGCAGAACTTAACTTGCGGTCAAGGTCAACACAATGGTTAAACAGTGTTTGCTGTTCTTTGGTTAAATCTTCAAAAAAATACTCTGCTTCATTGATGGTAATAGGGGTCTTTTTGTCTTGTCCCATGCCATTCTCCTAAGTTGTACTACGGTTAAAAAACTATTTTGCTGCGGCCTGCAGTGGTGCTAAATCTTCTGTAGTCCAAAAGTCTTTAGCCAACATAATTTTTAAATGCTCTTTGTTACGAGCAATAATATCTGCCCAATCTTCATCAGAAACTAATTCAGGTTTAGCACCATTAATTAAAGCTACTGAATCTAATGCAGCTTTGTAATGTTGTGCAATTTCTTCTGCTGTTGGTTTTAA